ACGCCGATTTAACATCGTCAGTCCACACTGCCGCCGCGATGCCTTGTATCTCAGCAGACTCGCTACTGACATCCATGTCGGGCGTAAGCACCTTGCGATGGAACGAGCGCGACAACTCGTTGCCGTCCTCGGACACTACGGTTGCCGTGCGAACTTGCAGGTGTTTGTAATCGCTAACGACTTCGATCTTATCGTCAACGATGGTTTTTTCAAGTGCCATTATTAAGCCACCCTGTATGTGAGATTGATGAACATTTCTGCATTATTATCGAAATTACTATTGGTCAGAGTCGTTCTGTCACCGGCGTTGGTGACCTCCTCCAATAATATCACGGTACTATTTACGGCGACGATCATGACAGGCACATCGGCAAACGAGATATTGTTGACGTACGCCGCTGTGCCTGCATAAGCTCCTGTATTTGAATTCGCTGTATATGGCAATCCACCAATCTTGGCATCGCCAGACGAGCTGCCTTTGTTTGACAGAGCAAACAGGCCGCTAACCGTCACTACGTTGCCGATTTTTGTGTAATAGCAAGTCTGTGCGCCATACGACACACTCGTCGCCGCCCCGCCAAATGTTATGGTTGCGGTCCACGTGCCCTCTTCGTAGTCATCAAGGACCTCGCTCGAAGACCCACTCGCATCACTCGTTGCTGAGAAATCAATGCCGTGACCACTGGTGCCGATAACGAGATCGCCATCGCCCAGCGTCAAATGATTGCCGTCAAAGGTCAGGTTCGCCTCGCCGTTCAGCGTACCACTGCCCGTTGCTGTCGTGACGCGGTCGTTACTATCGTTGGCGAGGATTGCCGTGCCGTCGATGGTCAGGGCATCGGTTTCGAGGGTGCCGTTTATGTCCATATCACCCTCTAAATCAATATCACCATCGACCTTTAGATCATTTGATACATCCACTCGCGTTGACGCATTAAGGTCAATAATCGCCTCACCATCTATGCGTAGTGTGCCATCTGAACTCTGTTGTATGAAACTCGCTGCATCGCCAAAGGTCAGCTTATTCGTGCTATTGAGCGTCAGTCCTGTGCCATCCGTATGCGTTAGCGTAGTGTCCAGGTCCGCACCAAATTCAAGCACCGCAGAGTCAGATTTAAGCTGGACATCATTAACAAAGATCGCGTTGCCTTCATCGCTACCATCGAGCGTCAGCGCTGTAACTGCTGACCCGCCATCATCGACCTTGAAAATTAGATCCGCATCGTTGGCCTGGGCGTCTAACGTGATGTTGCCGCTTGTCGTAACGATACTAACCGCTCCATCGCCGGTCCCTATATCATCCGCTGCCGTTGCCCCTGTTTGCGCTCCAATGTCGCTGGCCACCTGGGCGCCTGTGCGGTAGTCTACGTTGCCGCTGCTATCAAGAACGAGGAACTTGTCCGTATCGGTCCCTGCCGCAGCCACCGATCCTATCGTCAAAGTGCTGGCCGTAGTGACGCCGCCGCCGTCTGCAATGGTTATGGCATCGTCGCCATCGGTGTAAGCGATTTTAGTGGTCTGGACTTCGCCCGGCACGTTGATGCCCGCGGCTGCGTCCAAGACCTTGAGATTCGTGGCATCGCCATTGTCGGTGAATACCAGGTCTTTGCCATCCGTAGCGAGCTTGATCGTTACATCGCCCGAATTACCTTCGGTAAACCTCAAGACCTCGGACCCGGCATCCTTGAAGACGAACACCCCGGTATGGGCGTCGAGCGTCAGGGCCGCGCCGCTATCAAAGGTTATCGGGTTAGCCGCTATCGTCACCCCGGTGGTACCATCGTGAGTAAGAGTAGCATCACTATCGGCACCCAGCGACAACACCGCCGAGTCGCTCAACAGCTTCAAGTCATCCCCGATTATCGCATCCTTGGCTACCGAGAGGCCGCCATCGGTCTGTAGGGAGCCGTCTGTGGTTGAGGTCGCCTCGGTAGTGTCCTCGGTCTTGAGGATGCCATCAAATGTCCCAGCGCCCGCCGTAGTGATCGTCGCGCCACTCGATCCGGTGCCGCCGCCAAAGGTCGCGCCCGCCGTGCAGACCAGGCTGGCCAGTGTGGCCGCGCCCGAGGTGCCTAATGTCCCGGCGAGGCTGGTGTTGCCGCTGCTGTCGATCTCGAGGGCCGGTTGAGCGCCGAGGGCGCCTGTGCCGTAGTTGATAACGAACTTGTCGCTATCGCCATCCTCGACGCCCAGCGAGTAAGCCACCGTCCCGGAGAGCGCAAACTGTATGACCGCATCGCCGTCCGTAGCCGTATTGTTGAGCTGGAGGTTGGTGCCGTTAGCATGGGCGCCCGCCATCGTCAGGCCGGTATCGGCTACGTGCGTGACCGTAATGTCCTGGTCCGAGCCAAACTTGATAGCCTTACCGTCCGCCAGGAACACATCGCCGAATTCGAGCGAGGTGGAGCCAATGTCAGCACCACCCGAGGCGTCTGGTAGGAGCGCCGTGGCCGCCGTGACGTTGGCCCCCTGGAGGTTGCCGGTAAAGGTGTAGTTGGCCGTAAGGTCCAGGTTGTCGCTGTTGAGGTTGTTGACGGCGGAGATGAGGTTGGAAAACTCCGCATTCAGATCCGAGGCCGTAAGGACTTCGTTGCTGGCCCACGATTTTACCGCCGATATGGTACTCATAAATCAATCACCTTTGTTGGCATAATTGCTATTCGTTGCCGTACTACTCACCTGTAGGACTATTCTTCGCCTCGATACTCGCGCACCCCATACCGGGTTCCTACGCGGCCCACCTGGCCAAGGATGTTTTCGGCCCTTGGAAACCCCTCCGTTAGATATTCACGCCCGCGGCGCGTAGTCATCATGCGAGCCATGCCGTGCATACCCAACCACTGGCCTATAGCTGCCGAGGGTCTCCGAACCAGCTCGAACATCGTAGCGATGAACTGATTGGCGGCTGACGTTCCCGAGGTATTCATAAAGCGCTCGCGGACGTTAGACTCTTTGAGAAAGCCCGCAAACCGCATCAGCTCGTCAGCTTTCTCTGGACCAAAGATCGCTTTGAGCTTGTCGTAACCTCCCATGCGCTTGATCTCAGAGAGCATACGGCTGCCACTCAGCGCCGCCTCGAGCGGCTTATTCCACTCGCCCTCTCGTATAGACGCCTCGCGCAGTTTCTCCAGCACCTCCGCTTGCGTAGCCCGCCAGGCTATTTCTGCGGCTTCTGTCGTTTTCAATCCCGAAGCGCCAGGCAATGACCCTATGCGCTGGCGGAATCGGGCGACTTCCTTCGGCGTCATGGCCCTGCTCATCAGCCGGTCCACTATCGCCTCTTCTTTGTCGCCCTTCAGCAAGCGGTTGATGCCTACATTTTGCAGTTCAATACCTTCTCGAGCTAAACCGCGAGCGCTCTCGCCTAAATGCAACCCCAACACCCCCGCATCTCTCGCATACACCGTTTCGATGTCGCTCAACAGCGCTCCATAGAGCTTGCTCAACTGCGCGTCTAAGCCGGTGCGACTGAACTCATCAGAATGGGCTTGCAACAGCGATCCGACCAGCTTGCGGAAGTTGTCCATCTGCTCGAAGGTTTCAATCTTATCTACATCCCGCCCGATCTTGGCCAACTGCCCCCGCAGCTCGGCGGAAAGCTCGAACTCGGTGGCGCTCCCCGTCATCTCGTTGATGCGGCTTAACGCCTGGCGTGTTTCGGTGGGATCGACAATAGCAGTGTCATCTATGACCTCGCCCAGCTCTTTATAGGCATTATCAATCTGGTCTTTGCGAGCTTCCAGCGTTTCTTTGGTCGCCTGTATGATGCGCTCGCCCGCTTCTCTCTCACCCCGCCCTATGGTGCCTAACTGTTCCATAGACACACCGCCGCCTGGTGGAAAGCCACGCATCGGGCCGGTGCGAGCTTCCATCCCGGTGAACGCTCGCTGCTGCTCACTCTCAAAGGGTTTGGATACCCTCTCGGCGTATACGTCGCCCGTATATGGACCTTCAGCTACCCGCTGCTCTACCGCTTGCAAGCCTCGATGCTCGGTCATAGCTGACAAAGGCAGATTGCCCCGTAGGTTCGTGCCGAGTTGCTCGTCTATATATTCTGCTGCCTCGATGACTCTCTTGTTCAAGCGCTTACTTACCGCCCCCTTAAATGGCGCCGCTAACCGGCGAACCGCCGTTTCTACCGGCTTGCTTAGTGGCCCCGATATGGCGCCTATGACGCCCGCCTCCGCTACCGCTGGCAGATCAACGTCTTCTGCTCCAAATGCTTTGCCTATGTTTTGCCGTACAGCTTCGCCCGCCGCCTCCCCTGCACCACTGCCCGCAGCCAGCCCCGCCGCTGCCGTCACTGGACCAGCCGGTGCGCCCAACGCCGCGCCTTTGATCCCGCCCAGGATGCCCAGGAGCGTGGGCGGAATGTATCCAGCTACATCGGCGATGTCGCCAATATCAAGCCTTTTGGGATCGACATAGCGCTCGCCCTCGGCTGTTTTGGCCATCAGCCCCTCTGGCCTAACCTCTACATCGTAACCCAGGCTCTTATATATCTGCGCTTCGCGCTCGGGCGTTCCGCCAAACGAGGCCGCACCTCGAGCGAAGAAGCCAGGTCGCTCGGCTTCTATTTTGGCGTCGATGGCTTCAACGCTTTGCTGTATGACATCCATGCCATATTTATCCACAAGGCGCTGCTTGGCTTGCTCCCGCTCTTCGGGGTCTTGTATCTGTGTTATTGCCTCGAGTTCAGACCTGGATAGTAAATTGGTAGCCATTGTCTTTTGCCTCGCTCGTCCTAACTAAAACTCAAAGAAACTCTTCGTTTGTTCCCAAAGATCCCCCTCCGGGGTAATTTGAGGCGTTTGCTTCTGCCCTCTCTCATAGGCTTTGGTGTCGTATTTGTAGGTTTCAACCGGGAACAGTTGGTATGTCTCCAGAAACGGCGTGATAAGCTCTCTGGCCGCATCTTTTCCGGTCACGCCGGGTTCTGCGTCGATGATACTCATGACCTGGGGCAGCATTGCCGCCGTTTCTACTTCTAATTGCTTTTTGACCAAAGACTGGCTGCCTTCGTAATTGGCAAGGCCGCCATTTAGCAGACGATTCCTAAAGGCTGGCGTAAATCTATCGCCATCAAGAACCTTCTCACCCGTAGCGATCAGCTCGTATTTCTCTAATAGCGCCATCGCCTCTTCCATTGTCTCCGCTTCCGCTGGCCGTACCGATACCCCCGGATCTGCCAACCGAACAGAGGCATTGACCATCATTATATCCCCAACCCCGTCTTGAAGATTGAACCCCTTGGTCAACAGGTTGATGCCGAACTTCAAGTCTCCCGATTTCTTCAAAAACTGATCCTGGGAAAACTTCTGACGCGTCTTGCCCCACAAGAAATCGGCTACCTCGCTATTGATATTTTTGCTGCGCTCATACAGCGCTTGTGTATGGTGTTCCTGCAAAAGCACTCGGTCTGCGGAGGTTAAATCCCGCAGGTCAAGGCCCTCAATAGACTTGTCAAATGATAGCCCGCGGCTTCCTCGGCTTTTCATAATGCCGGACACTTTATCAAATGCGTTCTTTTGCTGCGCTAAGATTGACGTTGCCGTTGGCATTCCTGTTCGCTGGGCGCGTAGCATATTGGCCCGAGCCGATATACGCTCCGTTTCCCGCTTGAACTTTGCCGCTCGATCCGCCTCCGCTTGCTGGCTTGCCGTCCGCGCCGCTTGCTGCTGGCCCATGACCCGGAACGGATCGAGGCGCCCCATCTGCTCCAGTATCGACGGCGCTGGGGTAGCTCCGCCTCGCTGGTCCAGAGGCACGTTTTCTTGGGCTTCCCCGCCGAAAGTGGGAAACTGCCCAAGGCTCGGTCCCGCACCACCTGGTGCCAGGCGCTTGGCTTCTTCCACCTGGCGCCCAATACCCTGCGCGTAATCCGCAGCGCCTCGCTCTTTGCTGGCCTCGCGCTGTAGCTTGGCCAATTCGGCTTCCGAAAGCTGCTGGGCTACGCCCTGCGCCGCCCGCTTGGCCGTGAGGTCTCGGAACGTGTTGTAAGCGCCCAGGCCCGTCGAGGCGGCCCCGGCTAACTGCGTGAACGCCGAGGGCTTGTATTCCGCCGTGGGCTCATACTGAACGCGACCCTTACTCAGGGCGCCGATAAGGTTAGCCGTCTTCTGCTGCTGCTCGAGTTGTTTCTTGTATCTACCTACATCCCGGCTTTCACCGAGCTTTTGTAGGAGCGGCAACCCAACAGCCGCTATTTGCAACCAGGGAACAGCCATTAGGATACTCCTTCACCATATCGTGTTCGTCTACCGGACCGAACTACAACTTTATTCGTCTCACTGTTTTCATCATTGGGATTTCTGCCAGCTTCAAAGTCAGCACTTATGGCTTCAGCTAAACCCGGAACATTGCTATACTCATCTGCGATTTGAAACCAATCGTCGAAAGTTGCATCGTCGCCCAACGCCGAAAATCGTTCTTTAGCTTCTTGGACATTTTTACGCACTTCCGCCTCTTCAATGCCTTGCACCTGGTCAGTTATCGCATCCGCCAGCGTATCCATCCCCGCCTCCCTCGCTGCTATCGCTTGCGATGCCAGCATCATCTGCCGATCTACTGGAGCGCCCGCCAACTGGCTCTGGACCAACTGCTGCTGTAGCGTCTGCCTTGCCCCTTCGCCGCCGCCGTAAATCTCGGCCTCGGCCAGGTCTTGCTGCCGTGTGCGGGCGGCGATGTCTTCAGCCAACGCCTGTTGCCGTAGCGTCTGAGGACCGCCCCGTACGCCGCCATATATCTCCGCTCTCGCCAGTGCTTGCTGCGCCGTACGAGCCGCAATATCTTCGGCCAGCGCTTGCTGGCGTAGCGTCTGAGGACCACCTTCCACGCCGCCGTAAATCTCTTCTCTCGCCAATGCCTGTTGTGCCTGGCGGGCCGCAATATCTTCAGCCAGGGCTCGCTGGGCCATCGTAGTGCGCCCCTCTCGGCCCGGCTCATAGCCGAATACCTCGGCCTCGGCCAACCCCATCTGCTGCTGCGCCAACTGGTCCCGTAGCGCCTGGCTCTCGATGCCCGCTTGACTCTGGGCGATGTCCTGCGCCAGGGCTCGCTGGGCCATTGTAGACCGGCCCCCTCGGCCCGGCTCGAAGCCAAAGACCTCGGCCTCGCTCAACCCCATCTGCTGCTGGGCCAACTGGTCCCGTAGCTGCTGGCTGCTGATATCCTGCGCTAACGCTCTTTGCGCCATCGTTGAGCGCCCTTCTCGGCCAGGCTCAAAGCCAAAGACCTCGGCTTCGCCCAACCCCACCTGGCGGCCAGCCAAGCGGTCTCGCTCCTGCTGGCTGGCTATCGCCGCCTCCTGTGCCTCCCGCGCCATCGTGGCTATTGGTCCGCCCTGCCCCGGCAAATAGCCGGTAAGGCCCGCCGCTCTTGCCGCGATGTCCGATGCCAACTGCTGCGCCGCTAAACTCTGCACCGGCGCCCTGCTCGGCCCCTCCAGCCCTATCCTGCCCGTAGCCTGTTCTCGCGCTAACTGCTGCGACTGGCCGAACTGACGGGCTTGCTGTCCTAATTCCGCTCGCGCCAGTTCGCCACGCTGTCCTAATTCCGCTTGTGCCAGCTCGCCACGTTGCGCCAGCTCTCGATCTGCCAACGATCCCCGCTGCGCCAGCTCCTGCGCCGCCAGCGATTGCGTTATACCAGGACGGCCCGCCAGTGATACCTGGCCCGTCATCTGCTCCCGCGCCAGATCCTGGCCCGCCCGGAACTGCTGGCCCTGTTGTGCTAACTGCTCCCGAGCCAGCGTTTCGGCGCCACCTATACGACCCACCGCCATATCGCCCCGTAGCGCCCGCTCTGCGGCGCCCTCTTCCTGCCCGGCCTGTAGCTGGCGTAGGTTCAGCGCGTCCTGCATAGCCGCCTGACGGCGCCGGTCCAGCTCGGCCTCGACGCCCAAGCGACCCTGTTGCAGTTCGCCACGTAGGCGCCCCAAAACCTCGGCGGTATCGCCACCGCCGCGGAGGACGCCGTAGCGCTGGAGATCCTCGATAGTCTGGCGCTCTACGTCCGCAGCTTGCTCCTCGTATTGAGACCGCAGTAGCGCCCCCGCTGGATCGGTGCCGGTAAGGCGGGCTATAGCCTGTTGCTGTAGCTCCTGCTCTAAATCGCCTACCTGGCGGGGCGCAGCCGCAGCCGACCTTCGCTCCCCTGCCGTCAGCGCCGCATAGTCCTCCGGTGCCATCGCCGCTGCCGGTGGCTTGGCCGTTAGCGCCGCATAATCATCGGGCGCCATCGTCGCCTCCTGCCAAGGCAGTGTCTCTTGCATCTGTGTAGCTGGTTTCTGCCAAGGCAGTGTCTCTTGCATCTGCGTAGCTGGTTTCTGCCACGGCAATGTCTCTTGCATCTGTGTAGCTGGCTGACCCGTACCGGCGGTGAGATTGGCGTAGCTTTGCGGCGTCATCGTAGCGCCACCCCCCGCCGTCAGGGCCGCGTAATCATCGGGCGCCATCGTCGCCTCCTGCCACGGAAGCGTTTCTTGCATCTGCGTCTGCCAGGGGAGCGTTCCCCGCAGCCCTTGCAATGCTCCCGCCAAATCAGCTTGCGTCGGAGCAGTGCGACCACCGGATGTAATACGCTGATAATCCTCAAGAGCAGTGTCCGTCGTGCCGCCACCCGCCCTCTGCTGCGCCATGAGGTCTCCCGCGGTCAACCGCTGGTAGTCCTCGAGAGCGGTATCGCCCCTGGCGCCACCCGCCCTCTGCTGCGCCATAACATCACCCGCGGTCAACCGCTGATAGTCTGCGAGAGCTGTATCCGTAAGCCCCTGCGCCCCCCCTGCGGTCAACGCTTGATAGTCTGCAAGAGCTGTGTCCGCGGGCTCCTGCGGCCCCCCTGCGGTCAGCGCTTGATAGCCTGCCAGGGCTGTATCAGCGCCGCCCGTCTGCCGCTGTGCCTCGATGATATCGGCTGCCGTTAAGGCGGCGGTAGGAGGAGCCCCCGAAGTTAAGGCCGCATAGTCTGCTGCTTTATCTACGGCGGGACTCGCCCCCGAAGTCAAAGCAGCATAGTCTGCTGCCGCCGTATCTACAGCAGGAGCAACCCCCGAAGTCAGGGCCGCATAGTCTGCTGCCGCCGTATCAACGGTAGGAGCAACCGGTGGCACATAGCCTGGGTATTCTGGCTGCGTATTAGTAGTAGGCGAAGCTGGCTGCACCATCGCCCCTGTAGGCGAATACGGAGAAACCGGCGCAGTAGTCGTAGGCGAAGCTGGCTGCACCAACGCACCTGTAGGCGAATACGGCGAAGCTGGGGCAGTAGCCGTAGGCGAAGCTGGCTGCACCATCGCCCCTGTAGGCGAATACGGCGAAGCTGGGGCTGCTGGTGCCACTGGAGGAACATAGCCCGGATATTCCGGTTGAGGTTGGGGAGGAGGAGGAGGTGGCGGCGGTGGAGCCGCTTCCTGCCCTCCATTACTGTGCCGCGGTGGCTGCGTCCCGCCGCCCGTTGGCGGCACATAACCCGGATATTGAGGCGCTGGAGTAGCTACCGGAGGCACATAGCCAGGGTATTGCGGTTGAGGCGCTGGAGTAGCCACTGGAGGCACGTAGCCAGGGTATTGCGGTTGAGGCGCTGGAGTAACCACCGGAGGCACGTAGCCTGGATACTGCGGCGCGGGGGTGCCTTGAGCCGCCGCCTGTAGATCCTCGGGACGCAACGCAGATGGTTCCTGCCCGCCATTCCTATGCCGCGCCCTCTGCGCCGTGTTGCTCTTAGCATATGATCCTGCTCTTCCATTCGCGCGTCTTGATGCCATTATTCAACCCCTGCTAATCGCTGCCGCGTACGTCCAATGGGTTTGTACTGAAGATGCACCCTGCGAAAAATGAACTCTTCATCGGCGCCGCTGTTTTGATACCGCAAACTGGTGTGAGGATCGTAGCCATGTAGGTCCGTATCGCTCAACAGCACCAGGTCCGGTTCGGCCAGGATGTCGATACCCAGCACAAACGAATCGAGCCCGGCATACGACCCGCCCATCTCGATACTCTCGGTTTCCCCCACGATACCTGTAGAGCGCTGCCCCACTTGCACCGTATGGTCGCCCTTCAGCTCGAAATAGTGGCGAGCATATTGCCACCTTACATCTACCTCGCCCCCGCTCGGAGGCGTAGCGCCCGTCTGAAATGACGCGACGATAGCCGCCGTATTGTCGTTGGTGCCACTATCGTGCTTGTAGAGCAGCCCATCGCCTACGCCGCCCAAATGCGGTATATCGTCTACGATGGCGCCGCAGTTGCGCGTGTAGTCCTCATATGGCCCATACCAGATGCCCCGGTTGTAGTCGAAGACGATGGTATGGTTCATGTTGCTCTGGCCCGCGCCATACGGCACCTGGAACCAAACCTCGTTTTGATCCGGGTAGACCACCGCAAAGGATTGCAGCAGCCTCGAGGCGTTGATGTTGTCCCAATAGCGGCTGCCGTCCAGCGCCCCGCTGATCTTAGTCACCGGCCCGCCGTGCCAGCGGTATATGCCATCGCGCCGCGGAAAGACTTGCGACCCGTCCGGTAGCGTCACCAGGGCGCGGCCCGAGATCGTCCCGCTGCCCACCTGGCGCTGCACCGAGAACGGCACCGAGGAGTTGCCGGTAGGCTGCAAAAGCCATATGCCCTCCTCGGCATGGACCGCGAGCGCATTAGAAAACGCCTTTAGCCCTGTTATGGGGTGATCTATGCCATAAAAGCTGGTAGAGCCCCAGGTCTCGATGTCGCCCGCATCGGAGCGCCATACCCGATCCTCATTAGCGTTGGTATTGGCCAACCAGAGGCGCCCGTCGAAATACTCTACGTGGTCCGCCGTCGAGAACCGGCTATCGACATCCAGCGCCGCGCAGTCGCCACCGCTTGCCGCCCATTTGATCGGCCCGTTGACGCCATTGGTCAGGACGATGGTACCCCCGGCGTTGACCCACTCGAAGGTGTTGTCCGTAGCCGCCGTAATCGACACACCGCTCGACGGCATACGCTCGGTCCAGGTGCCGCTCATATCCTCGTAGAGAGCCGTCCCAGCCACGCAGAAGGCGTTGCCCGAACTGGCCGAGAACTGAGCATATCCCACCGCCGTCAGGGTAGTGGACGATAGCGCCGTAGCGATATACTTGGCGAAGCCTAAACGCTTCCGCACCTCGCCCGATAGCCCGACCTTAGTATTGCTCATCGCGTAGAGCATACTGGTCGATTGCTCTTCCGCAGGAAGGTCATACCGCACCCCGCTTGTCCAGGGGCCGTGACGTATCGAGGCGCCCGCTACCGGCATTAGCTACAGCGTCCTTTCGGCGCTAACATCATCAGCTAAGGCTCCCCTTTGCAGCTATCAGCATCAGCTAAAGCTCCCCTTCGCAGCTACCGGCATTAGCTCAAACTTCCCTCGGTAACGTCGAAGTTATACGGACTTACGCCCGAGAACGCCGTAGACCCCCGCAGCATATAGCGACGATCACCAACGCCATTGCGGCGCAGCGCGTAGCCTATGGTCTCCTCCTTGCGGCGCCGCTCCAGCTCGGCGTCTTCCAGCGCCCCCTTCTCCTGGAGGTAATACTCGGCGATGCCGCTGACTACCGCGGGCTGCACCCATAGCGGTATATACTTCTCCAGGTTGTCGCTGTCGTTGCCCTCGGCGAAGTCAGGCACAAACGAGTAATAGCGGTATTTGATCGTCTTGTCCGCTGCCGAGGGCGTAGGAAATAGCTCGACCTCCCAATAGCCGGTAGTGCTATTGGTGCCGCTTATCACTACGATCCGCGGGTCGCCGGTCTCGCTCTGGTCCGGGTCGCGCCGGTCTATCTCTTCTGGCCCGGCCATAATCATCGAGTAGTCCTGGGAGCTATTGCGAAACGACAACGGCTCCAGGACATCGCTGGCCAGGCTATACGCCTTCTGCTCGGCTACCGTGGTGATCGTGGAGTTCTTAAACAACCACTCCCACGTAGCCCGCTGGCTTATCTCCTTGACCACCATGTTGAGATACTCGCGGCCATTCGTGACAAACGTAGACGAATTCTGCGATAGACCTACGCGGCGTAGCGCCAGCTTGATAGCGCTTAGATTGGTCATGGGATCTATTGGGCTGAATGCGCCCTACCGTCATCCGGTAGGCGCCAGCTCCCCCACCATATCCGCCGAGCTGAACTCGTTCTCGTCATACTCGAAAGCCAGATTGCCCTCGGTGATGAAGGGCCGCCCTTCGTCCCAGCGCCGCTCCCAGGTCTCCACGAAATGCTCGCCCTTCTCATATACCCACTCGGGCGCCGTAGCCATATGGCCCTCCGGGTGGATCACATCGCCCGCGGTATGGACCAGGCTGGCCGCCGACTCGTTCGTAGTCCGGTGGCGCCGCTTCTGGCGCACGATGCCGCTGGCGCCGAGTTCCTTGCGGATCTCGTCCTTGAAATGGGCGGGCATCTCCTTGAACAACTGGACGATACGGCCCAGCTCTTCGGGATTGGCTTTGGCTGGAGAAGGATTAGGCTGGGCGCCGGGCGCCGCATCCGTAGTTGCGGCGCTGGCTTGCTGCTTATGCTGCTGGCTCTTCTGGGCCATCGAGCCCTCCTGTTCGTTTGCGAGGCACTGGTTATAGGTCTACCGCCAAACAGACCCTGTAAACTGCGAGAGGAAGCGGAGGCGCCGGTAAGCGCCCCCGCCCCTCGAACTACCTATTATTCACACGACAGATACGCCGAGATATAGGTATTGTCATCGCCGGTAGGCGATACGTGATACCCTATCGTCCGCGCACCGTCATCGGCATCCAGCTTGGCCTCTACCTGGCCATCGTGGTTGCCACTAACCACCAACTCCATGCCGTAATGCGGAGTCGCGGTATCGCCATAATCGGCCTTGACCGCGCAGATACCCTTGGTCTGCAACCAGAAGTAATACCCGGAGGTAATCGCTATTGGATTAACGCCTACAGCAAAGGTATCCGTATTATGGCCTTCGCTCGTACGATCAGCGGTGATTACCGCCCCGTAGGGATTGCCGACGATGATGATGTCGGTATCGCTGCCCGGTGCCGTTACCAGCTTGTCGTAGAGCTGGAACGTGATCTTGTCGCTCGAGGCCGTAGTGTGGTCCTTGATGCGGTAATACGAGCCGCCACCCGTGCCATCCGAAAAGACGATGTAGCTCCCCGCATAGGCTTCCGCCGTTGTGGAGAATTCCGAGCCGCCGCCCGTCATCGAGAACTCACGGTCTCCCGCCGAGCCGCTGACGGTGAAGTTATCGGTCTCCGCCAACAGACCATCGCTGTAGTCGTTAGCGCAAACCAGCCCGATAGTGATGCCCGCCGCGCTCTTCGTATAGCGAAAGACGCGCCCGTCATCGAACTCAAGCTTGCTACCCAGCGGAGCCAACTGCGTCGAAGACTCCTCGTAGATGCTCTGCGTGACGCCGTTGATGCTGCCACCAACGCCCACGCTACCGTTATTGGTATGGCCAGGGCCAAAATCCCAATTGTTAGCCATTGTAATTTCCTCTCCCCTTTTGACTCAGGGTAAGAACCCGCATTGGCTTGCGGGCAAGGTTTTTTTAGGTCAGCGCCGTCAATACACCCTGACGGCGGCGATTATTCGAAATTAGCTGCAACCCGACAGTGATAAAGGCGACGCGGGCGAGCTGATTGGTGTTATGGCGGAAGGGCGATTTAGAAAAGTTCTGGCCTTCCATGATCTTGAGCTTGAGGTAACGCGTATTCAAAAAGTAGAGATGCCCGGACGGACAATCTCTATCGTAGGTGAACGGAATACCGCGGAACGTAGCGTTCTGCGCGTTCAAGCCCGGCGTCCCCTGGTTAGCCTGGAAGCGGGTGTAGCCGGTGGACTCGAGGATCTTCTCGTACTGACCGTAGAACGTGAGCGTCGAGACCAAATAATTAGGTGTCTCGTTGCCCTCGGAGCAGTCGTTGAAAAGGGTTCCCATCAGCGCCGGGCCAGCGTAGATATTCGAGCTTACACTGTCGAAATCGGTGCTGGTCGTATCGCGCTTGTTCTCCCACCAGGTCTCATTAGTGGCGTTGATACCCGCCAACGTGGTCCCGGAGTTATCGGCGACGATATCCTGCAAGCCGAGGCAGCTCTTGCCGCTCTGGCTCGAGAACAGCGAGGCGTTGATCTGATCGCGCAGACTAAGCATACTCTGCTCGGTCTTAGCCAACAGGAGCGAAACAGCGTCCTCACGGCGCCGGTTCTGCATCTCTTCCTGCTGGTTGATCGTGATGGGAACAGCGGCGTATCTCCAGTTGTAGAATGCCGCAGTCACACCATCAACCGCGCTGGTCGATAGCACATCATAACCCGAATAGAATTCGGCAGTATTGGTTCCGTAGAGGAGATCCTCCCGGATGATACGCCCGCCGCGCTCGATCTCGACGTTATCGTTCTTGAACATGAAATCAAGGAACGGATAAGCGTCGAAGATGTTATCGCTCAGGCGTTTACGGTGGGTGTCAGCCGTCAAAGTCCAGGCCGCATCCCAGCTGTCGGTACGCGAAACAGCAGCCATATATAAACCTCTTACGTCATCGTTTGATTGTTATCATTCAAACCCCAGCTTGCCCATCTCAGACATCAGCTCGTTTTTAGAAAGCGGGCCGCTATCATCCGATGCGGGCGTGGCCGAGGAACTGGTGCGGGCGCGGGACTTACTGGTCTTACGCACCGCTTCATCGTTTTGACGTACCTCCGCAGCACTGGCCGCCGTAGCCCCACTGAATAGATCCATCACCTCCTTGACCGTGAACTGTTGACCCGTTGCCGGGTTTATTTGGCTCACATTGGCCAGGATGAAGGGGCGGTATTGCTCCACCTGTTCCGGTGAATAAGCCGCCTCGGCGTCTACGATCTGCTGATTCCAAAATCGCTCGCCTTCCTTCTGGATAAATCCATTATGCGTAGCCGTCTGCTGCTCGAGCGCGTTAAGGCGCTCCAACAGCGGATTGACCACCGCATTGATCTGTTCCTGGGCTCTCCAATCCACGATGCCGATACCGCGCTGCTCTTCCTCGTTGAGGTTTTGCATCCACTGATCGGCGGGTGCCGTAGCCTGGGCGGGCTGCTGGTAGGCAGCCAACTGGCTTTGGAGGGCTTGGATCTGGGCTTGTTGGGCTTGGGCTTGCTGCTCGGCAGCACCCGCCGCTCGCTCCCGCTCCCGTAGATCCTGCTGGGTCCGGGTGAACTGCGATTGGACGTTTTTAACTACGCCTTTAAGCGGACGATACTGCTCTGGTACGTCATCGGGATTGACGCGTAGCCAATCCACATTGTCAGGATCAAACGCGGGCGCATCAGAGGGTTCCGCGGCGTCAGACGAAGCCATATCATCGGATTCCGACGAATCAAACAGGTCACCGGCCACCTGGACGGCGCCCGCTGTGTCGGAGGGCGATACGGGTGTTGCGTCTGTAGCTTGGAGGTCTTCCGCTACTTCGCTCATCCTTGGTACACTCCTTCTTTTTGCGAGGCTCTGGTTAAGGTCTGCCGCCAAACAGACCGCTGGTCTTCCTTATTGGCTCAAGGTGTTATCCATCGGGGCGTCGATCTTATTGCCCCAGGCGCCGGGGTCTCGCTCCCTCGGCTGGGCGTCCTTGCTCTCACTATAGTCGCTGGGTATGTGGCACCGGCTGCCGCCCTTGGCGTCCGAAGCCTCATGCACATCGTACTTCTTCATCAGCTCTTGTTTGTGGCCGTAGCTCTCGACCACCTGGCCGAAAGAGGGGTTCCACTGCCCATACATCGAGCTATGGTCAAAATGGATGCCGTTGCGCGGCGCATCGAAGACCATCGCGGCTTGCTTGCCGCACTCGCACTTGACCGAGCGCTTTACCGCCGCTGCGGTAGTGGCCCACTGGTCCTCGTAGCGCTTGCCGCACTTGCATTCGTAGTCGTTGAAGGGCATTTATTCTTGCTCCAGTTGCTCAAGTTGGGCAGCGCCAAAAACAAGTGGCGCCAAAACCATAGCGGCGCCGCCTGTTTTTGCTTCGCTGCTCTGTAGCCACTCAGATACCTTGTCCACCCACTCCTGGTCAAAGACTTCCCAATGCTGGGACATACCGAGCCAGCCTATCTTGTCGCTCTCCGATAGAGGCTTACCCGTCTTGGTCTTCATCCCGGCCATCTGTTCGTATCCCTTTGGATACATCACCTTTGCCGGCACGGCTTCTTCTAAGCCACCCAGATAGCCGCCAGGGATAGCCGTAGTGTAGGTGCGATGCCGCGACTCTGGACTTAAAGGAGCTTCCGGGTCTAATCTGAGCATCGTTGTGCCAGCATCACCTCGTTGTAGAGGCATCAACTCAGGCTTTGTCACGGCCCGCATCACATCGTGATATACTGGAAAGCCTATATCGCGGAATTCGGTCATGCCCATTTCTTGCACCAGCAGCTTCCGCAACTCGCCAGCGCCTACAGACGGGTAATCGCCCACACCCAAGATTTGAGCCATCGCGTCCGGGTGATTTAAGCCCACAAACTTTTGCATGGGCCGTTCATTGAACTCGTTTATCGTTTTGATCTTGTCGTTTATACGGCGATCAAACTTTGCGATGGCTTTTTTCGGTACCCGTATAGCTTCCAGTTGCCCCATCATCGCTTCGATGACCGGCGTCGAAAAATCAATACCGCGCTCGCCCATAACAGTGAAAACGCCCACCGGCGCTTGGCCTGTTTCTTCTGCCGCCCTTTCGGCTACATTCTGCCTACTACGCGCAGCGCCGAGGTTTGACGCCCACGCCGCATCGGGATTAGTAACCAGCGGGTAGTCCTCGCCGCCCTGCAAGGCTACCGGGCGACTCAACGGCACCCCTTCGACTTGCGTCAACTGGCCACCGGCTCGAGACCTATCACCCATAAATGGAATGCCTACCTTGCCCTGGAGGTCTTCGGGTTGCACCACATTGCGCTCTATGGGCAGTTGATCCTCTACCGTTGTTGCGCCCGCTTCGCGCAGCCCTTCTCGGCGCCATACTGCCGGGTTTTCTAACGATTCTTTTGTCACTCGCGGCCTGACATCAAACAAAGACTTTGCCTTCGCCGCTTTCGCCGCTTTCGCCGCCGCTGGAACCGCACCGCCCGGCATGACGCCCAGCATCATCTCCGCCACATCCACCGGCCTATTGGCCATACTCCCCAACGCCCCCATGACGCCCTTCTCGCCCACCAGGTCGCGCATCTCCCGGATGCCGCCCTGCAACATCATCGCCACCGGGTTGTCCTCGAGGCGCCGCCTGGCGGCCTCTCGCGCCCTCCTACTGCCCACCGCCATCGTGGGCGCCGCCCCGGCCACCTGTAGCGCCCCCTTCGCCAGCTCGGCCAACCCCACGCCGGTCTCCACCGGCTCCTCGATCATCGTCCTCACATCCATGCCGCGCTCCACCAGCCCCGGCACGATGTTGGCCTGGGCCGCTTCCGGGTCGAACCCCATCTCAGGCCGCCCCTGCTGATACGGATATTGCTGCTGCCACTGCTCCAACAAGCCCGGCGCCCGCGTAACCGGGTCGCGGCGCGTAGTCGCCGGTAAGGCCGCGGCCATATGCCGGTCCATGAGCGCTTGCAGCAGTCGCTGGTTGACGGCCATAGCCTACCCCCGCTGCGCTTCCTCGCCCGCCTGGGCCGTTACTTGATCGCTGATCCGCTGGGCGTTGCTCTGGACCACGCCCTGTATCCCCATGCCCCCGCCACCAGGCGGCCCTGGAGGCTGGGGCGCTCCCTGACCCATCGCCTGGGCTTCCTGCGCCATATGCTGCTGATGCACCTGTATGTGGGACTGAGTGGCCTGTATCGCCATCTGTAGCTGCTGCTGCTGCTGCATATGCGGCGCCACCGGAGCCCCCGGCAGCGGCGCCACCGCGGGCATCTGCTGTAGCTGGCCCATCTGCTGCATGAGCTGGTTGAGAAGCTGGGTATGGATCTCGATATGGACCTGGTGGTCCTCGCCCTCGATGACGCCGGGATCGCCGCCCGTCTGCAAATAGGCCACGTTCTCCAACTGCGCCGCCTTCGTAGCGTCCGCGTCCATACTATCCTTGAACATCTTGTCAGGATCGCGCACCCGGTGCGCCTTGAGCAGCGTATGGATAGCCTGGTAGCGGTCTATCTCCGGTAGCTGTATCAGATTGCTGAACAACTGGAGCGCGTCCTCGCGCTCGAGCTGCTCCACCAGGGGCGCCATACTCCCCGCCTCGACGCTCACCTTGAAATCGATCTTGAAGACATCGGCCATGATAGCCTCGTATACCGGCTCCTGGCCCTCCTCCGCGACATTCAAGACAAACTGCTCCGGGTGGTAGCGCTGGTCCGCCATCATCCTAAACGCCGACCTGACGATCCAGCTATAGGCGTCCGCTACGCTCTGCTGCATCCACTCCCGGTTGAGCTGGCCATACGAAGCGATCAAGCTGGCCTCGGTAGCCGTCCGCTTGGGGCCGCCCCCCATCGCCATCTGCGAGACCTGGAGGCTCTGCTCCTCCATAAAGCGGGCGTCCGACTCGAGCCCAAGCTGGTCCGAGGGCAAGCTGCCAAAGGGCAGCTCCCGGAAGCTCGTAGCTACATCGTCCACCCATACGATCTCGCCATCGCTCGCATTCTCGAGCGTATCGCTCAGATTCGCGTTAGCCTCGCGCTCCCTCCTCGATCCCAGGACAATACGCTGAAACCGCTTGAGCGAATCCGCCCGCCGCGAAATGCTCTCGACCTGGAGGTTCTGGGTATCCTCGACATACGCCAGCGGCGGCAGCGGCCAGAAGGTATCGGCCTCCAAATCAAACCGCATCGCGTAATACGGGAAGCCGCTGTCGACCAGGTAGCCACCCGTCTGCGTGAATTCGCCCGAGAGCAACTGCTCGCCCGTCAGCGGGTCTGTGACCATCACCGGCTCCTGCTCGAGCATAGGATGGTCGATCTCCTCGATAGGATCGCGCACCCCATCGGCAAACGTCAGCCGCTTGCGATGCACCCGGTCATGGACCTCGTAGAGCAGCACCATCTCGCCCGCTTGCTTGCTCTCCCGCACCGCGCTCTTGACCTCATCGTGCATATCCACATCGCCATAGCCCGCCATGAAGCCGTCCGCCTCCTGGGCGTCCTTGCTGATGGGCTTGATCTGGCGCCGGTTGACGTAGCGCTCGTCGTTACGCACGAACTCATACGGCACATACATCTGTTCGATGAGGTAGCGGGCATGGCCCAAACGATGCGGTGGCGTCAGCGGATCGAGGCAGATATTGAACGGATCGACGCGAGTGATATACGGGAAATCGTCCCGCATCGTATCGTTAGCGACATAGGCCGGGTCGATAGCATCGTCGCCCGCAGGGTTATACCCTACCTTGAGCCAGCCCACGCCGCAGAACAAGGTATCGAAGGTCGCCTGGCGTATCTCGTCCTTGGCGCTCATCAGCTCGAGCGCCGCATTGGCAGCCCGCTCGAGCAGTTCTGCCTGACGCTCATAGTTCTCATTCTCGACCTTCAGCCACACCCGCGGATAAGCAAACGACACACTGGCCAGGATCTGGCGCACCAGCGTGTAGTACCGGCTAATCTTGATAACCCGCTCATCCGGTAGGCCGGGTATATCGTAATCCATCCGGTATTGATCCAGGAGGCGCCGCCAGACCTTATGCCGCTTGCCCATATACTTGCGACAGGTCTCGATCTCACCTTCCCA